ACGATGATAAGCTACCGCAGGCCAGGAGCAGGAGTTAAAGCGAAGGAAAAGATAGTAACGCCGGAAGGCGAGGTCGTATGTGCCGATAAGGTATCATCCGAAAGCGCAGAAGGCTTTGGCTACATATCGCACTTTGCCACCTGCAAGGCAAGAAACCGTTGAGAAAAAGAAAAGCCGCCCCTTTGACAGGAACGACTCGTGACTGAGAATATTATACTCGCAAATGCGAGAAAAGTCAAGGAGGCGACATTATGGCAACGGAGAATAAGGAGAAGGCAAAGGGCGAAGCAATCTTCCCACTAACGCAGGAACAGATCAACCAAATAGCTGCTATCGGTGCCAAGGAAGGTGTAAGGGCATACAAGGAAGAGCAGAAGAAGGAAGAGCGTAGGAGAAAGAAGGAAGATAGCAAAGTCAGAAAGACAAAGAAACTGCTCAGCTCATACAGAAGAATCAAGGCGACATTATCGGATGGAGAGCAGTTCACTCCGGAGGAGCAGGCAGAACTGAGATGGAAGTTCATTGAGGACCTTATGGGAAACACAAGAGAGATAGCAGGAAAGTCCGAGAGGACAATCAAAGATACGGAGCGCAAGCGTGAAGAGGATTTATACTGTGTGTTCCGGATAGAAAAAGCAACCGAAATGTACCGTGAGGAGTGCGAAAAGAGTGGAAGCGAAGAGGCGAAGCGTCGTTATAGGGAGTTAAGCATGATGTACCTGGACGAAAAACCTTACACGGTGCAGGAGATTTCGGAAGTAGAAAACATAAGTGATAAGACCGTCTACAAGGACATAGGAATAGCTTGTGGCATTGTGGCTATTTACTTACTGGGTGCGGATTTCTAAACGCTCCCTGTGGCTGTAAAACAACCTGGTAGAAAATGAGTAGGTTGCATAAAGAATTACCAAGTGGTAATATGCTAATTAGCCGATAACCCAAATGTCACCCCTAAAAATAGCCAGTTGTATTTCTTCCCAACGGCAGGCGCGGCAGGGCGAAATCCCTGCCAGTTAGCCGAAGAGGAAATATGAACAATCGGTTAAATAAGGCTATTTCAGTGTACTTAGGCAGGTCCGTATAGTATAATTAAACTATAAAAAACCAGCATAAAAGGAGTGATTGAGATGGCAATTTGGATTAGCAGGTATAGCAATAAGGAGTTACAGAACGGTAAGTATTACCCGGTAGGAATAAGCATCGGAACACCGAAGTTTCCGCTGGGGTACACGCTGAGAAAGCAGTGCTACTCGTTGGCACCGAAAGGCTATATGCTGAATATGGAGCTTGACAGATTCAAGCCTGCATATTACGAGAAGTTGGAAGGTATCGGCACAGACAGAATCATCGATATGGTCGAGAAGATGAATGCGGAGGCAATGGCAGAAGGGAAAGAACTTGTGCTTCTCTGCTACGAAGATGTGAGAGTTCCAGGAGACTGGTGTCACAGAACCGTATTCGCTGAATGGTGGGCGGAACAGACCGGAGAACTGATTGAGGAGTTATACGATCCGTCAGAGCCGAAGGTCAAGAAGCCTGCAGCTAAGAAAGAAAGCAAGGAACCTGTCAAGAAGGTAGTCGAAACCAGGAAGGAAGAACCTGGTTACGAGCAGCTGAGTTTGTTTGGTTTGGCAGGGATTTAATCATAACATCCGGAACTGGTGTAAGTAGCACGTGGCTATTCCATAGTTAAGGTCCTGTTCGTCGCAGGGTTCCGGTCCAAAAACAACGGCATCGCATCCGAAAGGGTACGGTGCCTTATTTGTTATCACGGAACGTACCTCAGTGTCCTTCGGGTCTGAGGTCTTTTTTGTGCAATATGCTGAGGCAGGTATCAAAAATCCCCGGGTCAGTACCAGGGAACCGCCTCGGCTTTTTGTATATATTGAACAATTTTTAGGGAAGGAGACAAGGATATGGCATTTTTTATGGATCCGGGAGCAATGTTCCTGGGGTGCTTAGGTCCGTCGGAGCAGAAGTTTCTTGTTACTCTGATAGAGACTGCAGCAAAGTCCGGATATACAAGGTTCGTTGAGCCGTGTGCCGGTACCTTTGCAATGGCGAACCTGGCAGTACAGAATGGGTTTAAGCCGGAGCAGATCGAGACCAGCGACGTCAATATGATGTCAACAGTCCTCGGATATGCGATTACCGGCCAGTCATTAGAGCCACTGGAAATCCATGCACAAGGCTTTAGTGACGAAGAGCTTCTTGACCCGGCAACAGCATTGTATGCGCAGTTGTACCTCAGAACCTCGAAAAATGCGGGCAATGACTATTTCTATCAGATACTCACAGACCTACGCCTCAGACGAGAGGAACACATCGAGAGTATCAATCGGCAGATAGAGGTAATCAAGAACCTGCTCGGTGGCATGAGCTACAGACCATTGGATATGTGGGAGCATCTGAAAGAGGTGCTGGACGATCCGCACGCTTTGGTTATTGCAAACCCACCGACCTACTTCTCCGGATATGAGAAGTTCTACGACACACAGGGCAAGATGACCTGGAAGGAACCGCCGTATGAACTGTTTGACCCGGAGACAGGACACCAGCAGTTCTACGACCTCTGCATGGATGCGAAGGCGTTGGTTATCTGCTACCAGGAGAAGAGAGTAGGCGAAGCCGTAGGATATACGATATACGCCCGCTCCGGCACGAGAGCAGATTTGAATGCTTACATCACTACGAACCGGGAGGAAGAGGCAACCGCCCTGGCAAACGGCAAGAAGATAAAGCGCCCGGCAGAGAGTAAGTTACAGCCGTTAGACTGCAGTATGCTTCCGAGAGATTATGTGATCCGGGAAGATAGTAAGGTACAGGTTATCCCGATTAAGTCAGCAGAGGCTCAGTATTACAGAGAGTTATGGACTCACAATTTTGTTGGTTCATCGGCGACGTTCAACAGGGCATTGCTGATTGATGGCTATGTGGCTGGGGTATTCGGCATCTCGAAGATGGCGGCAGACAGCGTATTCGTTTGGTACGTGATGAAGGTGCCACACAAGACATACCGCCTCGGCAGGCTGTGTTATATGCTGGCGCAGAATAGAGATCTTGTAGATACACTCCTGGACAATATCGAACAGGAGAAGGTCACAAAGATGCGCACCGCAATGCTTACCAGGTACCCGGAGAACAAAGAGGTACGAGGCATCATGAAACTGGTAAACAGGGTTGAGGACAAGAAGAACGGCTACAAGCTCACGTATGAGGCTGAACTAGTAGAGGGAAGAACCGAACAGCAGACGCTTCAAGAATGGCTAAGGAGGGAAAACGAATGGCAGAAGAACAGAGCAAAGGCATCCAGCAAATCGAAGGATGCGAAGTAATCTATGATATGGGTTCCGGTTTGGTGATCGCCAAGGTTCCGCTGGATAAGGTTAAGGAGCAGGACATCAACGCCAGGATAATGAAAAACGAGATGCAGGATCAGTTGACCGCTAATATCAAGAAGCGAGGACAGCTGGAAAGCCTGCCTCTTTTTGTTTTGGTGGATGGCAAGTTGGAAATCATCAGCGGCCACCACAGAGTAAAGAGCGCACGTGCTGCAGAGATGAAGGAAATCATCGCTATTGTCGATGTGTCCGGTCTCTCACGAAGCAAGATTGCGGCAAAGCAGCTGGCACACAATGCAATTTCCGGTTTCGACGACGACAGTACGTTGAGAGAAATCGTGAAGATGATAGACGATGTGGACGATATGATTGAGTCATTCGTCGGCAAGGAGATCATGGAAGAACCGCTGGAACAGTACGACAAGATGCTGAGTCCTGCGGTTCAGTTTGATTTTAAGAATGTGACGTTTACATTCCTTCCGCACCAGGTAAAGGATATGGACGCACTGGTTAAAGACCTGGAATCAAAGGCTCCGGACATTGTGGGCGTGGCATCCTACGAGCAGTGCAAGGGATTTGTGGAGACACTTAGCAAGTATCAGAAGTTTACGGACATCCGAAACGTCGGTGCGGCTATCCACTCCATGATCGAGAACGCCGCTCAGAAGATGGACGACTGCGGTTTCACAGAGGAAGGAGAATGGACCTACCTCGCTAAACTGTTTGGCAGTAATGCGGTACCGGGTGAGTCCGCTTCCGTTATTCAGCAGGCAATCAAGAAAGCTGAGAAGGAAGGGACAATCACGAGTAAGAACAGGTGGCAACTGATCGAGTACCTATGTGCTGACTACCTCAGTGGCAGGTAGTTAATGTATGGCAGCTAAGCCAAAATACAATGCCCCTTACCACGATAACTGGGCGTGGTCTTTGGCTGCAATGGGTGCCACCAATGAAGAGATCGCCCTTGCCATGGGAGTCTCCGAACGAACCATTATGCGATGGGCCAAGGAACACGAATCATTCGGCAAGGCGCTTGGAGAAGGTAAAGGCGTATCAGATGCGAAGGTAATAAGGAGTCTCTACGAGAGAGCTACCGGCTATGAGTACGAGGAAGAGAAGAAAATCATTGAGTATGACAAGGACGGCAATGTGAAACCGGTCAAGATTGAAAAGACCAAGAAGCACGTACCGCCGGATGTCACGGCTCAGATATTTTGGTTGAAGAACCGGCAGAGAGACCGCTGGCAGGATAGACCACAGGACTATGTGGATCAGACCAGCGACAATGATGCGGAGGTTCAGATTTACCTTCCGGATAATGGGAGGGACGATTGATGAAAGAGAAAATCGTATTAGCTCCGCAGAAAGGACCGCAGGAAATGTTTTTAGCGACCTCTGCGGATATTTGCATTTATGGAGGCGCTGCAGGCGGAGGAAAAACCTTTGGGCTGCTGTTAGAGCCGCTTCGGTACATGAACAATCCGGACTACAACGCAACTATCTTCCGACGTGACTACACGCAGGTAACATCTCCAGGAGGATTATGGGATAGTTCACGAAAGATTTACCGCTACGTGAAAGGTTCCCAGCCGTTAAAGACACCAAAACTACACTGGACTTTCAAAAGAGGCGCATCGGTCAATTTCGCCCACCTCGGACGTGATGAAGATTGCGACGACTGGCAGGGTTCACAGCTCACGATGATAGGATTTGACGAGCTGACACACTTTAGCGAGTACCAGTTCTTTTATATGCTGTCTCGAAACCGTACAGATTCCGGTGTAAAGCCGTATGTACGAGCCACCTGCAACCCGGACGCAGACTCTTGGGTTGCTGAGTTCATTTCCTGGTGGATAAACCAAGAGACCGGCTACCCAATACCGGAACGGTCGGGAGTGATCCGCTGGATGGTGCGACTGAATGAGGTCGTTACCTGGTTTGACAGCAGGGAAGAGGCAGTGCAGGGTGCTATTGAGAACGGTGTCAAGCCGGAACAGGCTGAGACGATGCCTAAGAGCGTGACGTTCATTGCGAGTACGCTGCATGATAACAAAATTCTGATGAAGAATGACCCAGGGTATTTAGCCAACCTGCAGGCGATGGCTCTTGTGCAGAGAGAGCGACTACTGCATGGCAACTGGAAGATTAAAGCCGCCGCAGGTTTGATGTTCAAGCGAGTAAAGGTAAATATGCTGGAAGAGATACCGCCCGATGTTATCAAGTGGGCGAGAGGCTGGGACCTTGCGGCAACATCTGAGGACGAAAAGGGAGACCCGGCATACACAGCAGGCGTGCTGATCGGAAAGAGAAGAAACGGACGGTACATTGTGGCCGACGTTATCAATCGCCGGTTAAGTTCGTCCGATGTGAGAGAAATTATAAAGCAGACCTGCATAGCCGACAGGGCGAAATACGGAAGGGTAGCAACAAGACTTCCGCAGGACCCAGGCCAGGCAGGTAAAGACCAGGCACAGAGTTTTATGAAGCTCTTGGCTGGTTTTACTGTTAAGTGCATTCAAGAGTCCGGAGACAAGGTAACGAGAGCAGAACCGTTCTCAGCACAATGGTTAGGACTTGAAGGCATGGATAAAGGCAATGTCGACGTGCTGATTGCACCGTGGAACGAAGAGTATTTCAACGAGTGTGAGAACTTCCCACAGTCCAAATTCAAGGATATGGTGGATGCAAGTTCGTCAGCATTTACGGAGTTAGAGAGTGGTGCTACATACTCAGCGCCGCCTAAGGATAGCCAGTTAGGCAAGAGCAGTTATTGGAATAAGTGAGGTGAGAACAGATGGCTAACAAAGAAATCGGTCGCATAGGTCAGCGACGCTACGGAGGAACAATCTACGAAGAGTTCCTTCACGAACTGAGAGGCACACGAGGAATAGAGGTCTACCGTGAAATGTCTGAGAATGACGATGTGGTAGGTGCGATCCTCTTCGCTATCGAGATGCTGGTAAGACAGTGCGACTGGAATGTAGAGCCGGGAGGCGACACCGCAAAGGACAAAGAGGCTGCAGAGTTCGTAGAAAGCTGTATGCACGATATGCAGGACACCTGGACGGACACAATTTCGGAAATCTTATCTTTCCTCACTTACGGTTGGAGTTTCCACGAGATCGTGTATAAGCGCCGTATGGGAAATACGAAGAACCCAACCACGAAGAGTAAGTACACGGATGGTTTGATTGGATGGAAGAAGTTGCCTATCAGAGCGCAGGAAACGCTCTACAGATGGGAATACGACAATGAGGACAATCTGCTGGGAATGACTCAGATGCCGCCACCGGACTTCGGAACGTACACGATACCAATGAGTAAGGCATTGCTGTTCCGTACAAAGAGCAGGAAGAATAATCCGGAAGGGCGAAGTATTCTGAGAAATGCCTACCGATCCTGGTACTTCAAGAGACGAATCCAGGAGATTGAAGGTATCGGCATTGAGAGAGACCTTGCAGGACTCCCGGTAATGCACGGACCGGAAGGGTTAGACCTTTGGAACGATGATATTGAGGACAACAAGCAGACACGAATTGCGTTGGAAAATATGGTAAAGAGTATTCGCAGAGACGAGATGGAAGGTGTGGTACTTCCGGCAGGATATGAGTTGGAGCTGTTAAGTTCCGGCGGCACCCGACAGTTTGACACGAATGCGATCATCAACCGCTACGATACCCGAATTGCAATGACGGTACTGGCGGATTTTATTTTCTTAGGGCATTCAGAGACCGGTTCCTGGGCGTTGAGTTCCGATAAGACGGAGTTGTTCGCTATGGCAATCGGTGCATTCCTAGACATGATCTGCGAGACATTCAACAGCCAGGGCATCCCGCCGTTGATCGATATTAACGGTGAACATTTTGCAGGCATCACGGAGTACCCAAAGATGTCCCACGGCGACATTGCAGATGTGGACGTAACGAAGGTTGCGGCATTCATCAAGGATATGGCTGGCATCGGAATCTTAGTACCGGACGACGGACTGGAAGATTACATTCGCCAGGTCGGACACCTGCCGGAGAGGACAACGGACGACAGAACAGTAGACCAGCGGCGTAAGCAACAGGCGGAGCAGAACCAGCCACCGGAGCCTGAGACAGCCGCAGGAAGCGATGGAAACGACGAAGGCGAAGAAATCCCCGACAATGTGGCGGAAGCCGCTAAAAGGCGATTAGGAAGGAGCGGTGCAAATGGCAATAAGGTTCATACGACCAAAGCGAATACGCAAGGCAAAGACACCGGGCAGTCAAGAAGTCCTACGCAGACTTGAAGAGTACCTGCAGAGCGAATGTGACGAACCGGTTGAAATCCTATGCGGGTTTTGGCAGGATCAGCAAGACGCCATCACGTACCAGGAACTCCGAAAAGCAGTAGCGGACGGAAGCCTTAGTAAAGAGACGTTAGAGGCTTGGCAACAGGATTACTCAGTGCTTGTTGCCGAGAGATTGCAGTCAATGTGGACGCAGGCAATAGCAGCGGGACCAACCGGGCAACCAATCCTGGACGGTCTCGCTTTTGAGTTTAACACTCAGACACCTGGCGTTCTCGACTGGATCAGTGAAAGAGGAGCTGAGTTTGTCACCCGATGCACAGAAGAACAGAAGGACGCAATAGCGGCACTCCTGGAAAAGAAAATGAGAGAGAGCCATACAGTAGATGAACTGGCAAGGCTCATTCGTCCATGCATCGGTCTGACAGAGGGTGACGCAAGAGCAAACGCCAGGTATTATGACAATATCGTGGCTACGATGCGAAAAGAACATCCGAGAATGAAGATTGAGAGCATCCGCCGGAAGGCATTGGACGCTTCTCAGAAATATGCAGAGAAACAGCACCGGGCCAGGGCATTCACAGTCGCTCAGACCGAGAGTGCTTTTGCTTATAACCGTGGAGCCGATGAAGGCATACGCCAGGCACAGGGCGAAGGGTATCTTGGAACGATGGTAAAGAGATGGAGTACATCCGGAGACGATTCGGTGTGCGACATCTGCAATGCGCTGGAAGGTACCGAGGTAGATATGGACTCCGACTTTGATTTCAAAGGAAAGGTTCTGTTTGGGAAAGGTTCTGTTTGCAGGACAACACATGTTACCACCTGCACACCCGAGATGTGCCTGCGCTATCGAGTATATCGAAGTGGCTGCACCGAGAGGAAGGAAGTGAGAAAGTGAAGAAGTTCTCTGATTTCATCAAGAAGTCTGCAGAACCGCAGAAGAAAGAGCCTGCCAGCAATGTGATTAAAGGCAGGTTTAAGATTGCCAAGTCCGACGACGACAAGCACCTGGCATTTGGCTGGGCGAATGTGGCTATCCGTGCTGACGGAGAAGAGATTGAGGACTGGCAGGAGGACATCATCGAGCCGGAAGAGCTGGAAAACGCAGCATACCAGTATGTGTTACTCTATCGTGAAGGCGGAGAAATGCACGAAAGAGGCGGAGCTGCAGTCCTGGTTGAATCTGTGGTATTCACGGAAGAAAAAATGCAGGCAATGGGAATCCCGGCAGGCACTCTTCCGATTGGTTGGTGGATCGGCTTCAAAGTAACCGACGAGGATGTATGGGAAAAGGTTAAGGACGGCACATATCCGATGTTCTCAATCGAAGGAGAAGCCGAGAGAGTCGAAGTAGAAGATGAAAACACCTTGTAAAAATGGGGCGTATTGAGTTTTTCAGCAGTCTTAACCTTATAATTCCACATATGAGAGTGTAATAAGGGCATAGGTAGTTCACATTATGGAGACAAATCTAAGCAAAAAGAACAAATTGATAAAACAGATCAGCAAGGCATCCGATATGGTGCCTTTTTCTGATTTCCTGCTCGAATTTATGGACCGCTACGGTTTGAATAACCTGCGAGAGTCCACAGTAGAGCAGTTAGAAGAGTTTATCAGCAACAGAAACATCATTCCGTTATTAGGAGAGGCACCGCAAAGGTGTCTTTTTTAATATAAATCTTGCGGAAAGGAGGAAGCAAAGTGGCAACAAAGTTAAAAAATCTCAGAATCAGCAAGGTTGATTTTGTAGATGAAGGTGCAAATCCGGATGCTCACATTAAGCTAACAAAGAGTAAAGGCGAAAAGGGGCAGTCCACAGGAGAGAATGGCGATAAGAATGGTTTTGTCAGCCGATTGTTCGGTTTCATCGGCAAAAAGGCCGGCATGAACCAGGAAGAGATCGACAGTGCAGTAGAGGAAGTTCTGAAAGGCAACTCTGTTAGTTTCAACGAGCGTTTCAATGAAATCAAGAACAGAAAGATTGCTGATGAAATTTGGGATATATGCTACGCACTGCAGGCAAGCCTCTGTTCGATTCTGAATGACGAGGAGCTGGATAGCACCGGCGCAGCAACAGCGATGAATGAGAGCCTTGACGAGTTCACTGCAGTAGTGAAGGAAGCGATTAGCAACTGGTCCGGCGGAAAGGTAATCAACATCGTAAAGAGTGACGAGGTGACGGAGAGTGACCTGGCAATGATGAAGTCTGCGGCTGCAAGGCTGAATGACAACATCGAGAAGGCACAGACCGCCGCTGGAAAGCCTGCCGGAGAAGGAGACGATCCGGAGGTAGACACAGAGGACAAAAAGGACCAGGGCAAAAAGAAACAGTCGAAAGGAGACAACGAAGATATGAAGATCGACAAGAGCAAAATGACCCAGGCTGAGCTTCTCATTCTCGAAGATATTGAGAAGAGATACGGCGTGGCAGACGACCCGGCTCAGACAGAGCAGACTCCGGAGGGAAAACCTGCGGTAACAAAGTCTGTTGAGAAGCCTGAGCAGAACCAGGAAACACCTGCAGATGGCGAGGACATCTACAAGGGACTCAATCCTGCTGTTAAGGCAGAAATCGAAGCACTCAGAAAGTTCCGTGAGGATGCTGAGAACAGAGAACTTGAAGCCGTAGCAGGCAAGTATGAAATCATCGGCAAGAAGAAAGAGGAGCTTGTACCTATGCTCAAATCTCTCAGAGCTACCGGTGGAACTGCATACAACGATATGATCGCCGTTCTTGATGCCACCGTGGAAGCGGTCAACAAGTCCGGCGTTTTTTCCGAGGTAGGCAAGTCCGGCCATGGCTCTGTGCACGTAAGTGATGCAGAGGGCAAGATCGAAGGTATCGCCAAGAGCTATATGCAGAAAGAACCTTCCATGAGCTATACGGATGCGCTGGCTAAGGCTTGGGAAGATAACCCGGACCTTATGGACGCATACGACGCTGAGGAAGGATTTTAAGGAAGGAGGAAAAGACCATGGCAAAGAGAAACTTCAACGGCTCACAGATTAACCAGTCTGTGACAATCGCAGAGCAGGCCGGTGCTGCTATCGACGATGTGAGAAACCTCATTCTCAAATATGACGAGAATGGAGATGTAGTCGTAGCAACCGACGGCACAGCACCTATCGTAGGCATTGCAATTATTGAGGCAGGCTATAACGACATCTCCGGAGCAGAGTCCGGAAAGGTTGCAAAGGGCGACCAGGTAGATGTTCAGATTAAGGACATCGGCTACATTCTTGCTGGCGGAGCCATCAAGAAGGGCGAAGAGGTAACTGCAACCGCAGGAAAAGCAACAAAGGCAGCTGACGGAGATTATGTGATCGGCGTGGCACTTAGCAATGCGGCTAAGAATGACTACGTGAGAGTTCAGATTTCCAAGTATCAGAAGAACGCCGCAAAATAAAGAAGGAGGAAAATGGTAAATGAAAAGAACAGCAAAGAGCATCCAGGCAGACATTGCCAAGGGTGCTTTCAGACCACACACAGCGCTTTCTACTATGGCGCTGGCTTATTATCAGCAGGATTCAACAACCCTTGCAAAGAATATGTTCCCGGTTTGCCCGGTAGGGTTATCCTCTGACAACTACTATGTATTCGACAAAGAGGATCTGTTACGTGATAACTGGCAGAGAAAGCCTGCATACGGCAAGGTTGACCCTGCGGTAATCTCTGAACACACAGAGACCTATGCTTGCGCAGTAGATCAGATGATTATGGGTATCGACTCCATTCGTCAGACTGACCTTAACCGCCGCCAGGGACCTCGTACTGCGGACCCTCGCCAGCAGAGAACTAAGGTTATGGCAGCACAGGCAAACATCCACCAGGATTCGGATTTCTCCAAGTCCTTTATGAAGCAGGGAGTATGGGCGAATGAAGGACAGGGCAAGGATGATACAGCTGTTTCCGGAAATGAGTTCATTAAGTTCAGCAACGGCAACAGCGATCCTATTGCATTCTTCGATGCAAAGAAAACTGCCATGAGACAGGCAACCGGCCGTACTCCTAACAGATTAGGACTCGGTATCAACGTATTTAATGCGTTGAAGGTACACCCTGCAATCCTCGAGAGAGTGAAGTTTGGCGGTACAACTGCAAATCCTGCAAATGTTACCGAGAACGTGCTTGCACAGCTCTTCGGAGTTGACAGAATCGTTATCGATCAGACCGTGCAGAACAAAGCCGGTTTAGGCCAGGCTGCAAATATGCAGTTCATTGGCGATCCTAACTCATTCCTGTTAGCGTATGCAACAGATACACCTTCCATCGAGGAACCTTCTGCAGGTTACATCTTCACTTGGGACATGTTAGAGAACGGCATCTTACTTCCGGTACTCAACTACCAGGGTGAGGCCGGAACACATTCTGAGTTTGTCGAGGGTCTTATGGCTTACGACATGAAGAAAACTGCAGATGATCTTGCGTTCTTCGGTTACGACGCAGTGTAAGGAGGTTTCGCCATGAGATTAATTGCAAAGAAGCCTTGCAGTTATGGCGGTAAAAAATTCTTCATCGGGGATGAAATCCCGGCAGAACTCGTGGTAAACATCGAGAGAGAAGAAAAGCTCGGCGTAATCTCAATCGCAAATGACGAAGCAGGGGTACCGGAACAGTCCGGTGCCCTTTATTCGCAGGAGCAGGTAGACAAGATGATGGCCGATGCAGTCGCCAATGCAAGCAAAGGATTTACGCAGGAGCAGGTGGACGAGATGATCCAGTCTGCAGTCGCAGAGCTTAAACCGTTCGACTCCGACAATGCCGGTTTTACCGTGACAGTCAAGGGCGAGGGTGACAATGTGACGGCGGTTTCCTGCAGTGCAGAGGATATTCAGTCTGTGGTCGATGTACTGCAGATGAATGCGGACGATGGTGCAAAGGCAGTAGCCAACGTACAGTCCGACAGCGTTCTGATTTTGCTTCACGCCTTAGACACACGCGCTACGGTCAAGAAAGCGGCTCAGAAACAGCACGACACTTTATTCTCCGCTGACGGCAATTCAAACGAATCCGTAGGCGGTAACGCAACCACAGACAGCATTACGGAGGGAGCTGATACCTAATGTCAAAAGGTGCATACACATATGAGCCGGGAAACATCACGGAGTTTGGCAAAGACCGTATGAGGTTTGAACTTGGAGACACGATGGTAGAGGGCCTGGCAGATACGACGGCATTGACCGACGAGGAGATACAAGCAGCAATCGACGCATACCCGAATAAGTGGAAGCGTGCGAAGCTGATGCTTCTTGAAAGTTTGTGCCGTCGTTTTGCGTATGAGGTCAACACAAAGACCGGTCCTCTCAGCCTGGATATGAATGGCAGGGCGAAACTTTGGAAAGAAGATTACGACAAGCTGAAAAAAGAGGTCCAGGCAGAAGCAGTGTCAGTGCCACGGTTCGGAAATGGGGTAGATGGTCCGCCTTACTTCCATACCGGAATGCACGAAAACGAGAGGGTGTGGAACGGATGATAAATGCGAGATTTATGTATTTAAGGCCGGGAAACTTATTCAAGGATTTTGTTGTCGAGTCAAATACGCAGGTTGTAACAGCGAGCGGAAGGGTAGCAAACGCACCAAAGGGAGACGGCTCAAAGATCATCAGAGGATGTCTTGCTGAGTCTACGAAGGAACAGAAGGAATCTCATTCAACGAGAGACCGTGTTTGCACCCATACGATTGTGCAGGCAGGCAGTCCGGAGGCAAAGAAGTCCGATAAACTCATACTCGGAAATCGCACGTTTTACATTATCGACCTGGACGAGGTGGGTAGCTTGGGTATATCCACAATCTACTACGCCGAGGAAAGGAAGGATGTCAAGTGAAGCTGTGGAACGATGGAAAAGCAGGGAGTGCAGGAAGTGCCATAAGGGCAACAGTCAAAGGACAGGTAGCCAAAATCAACCGACAAGTCGTAGCCAGGGGCGTTAGGGCAGTGAATGCCATGAGGAACGCAGAGCTGGAAGTGCTAAAAGGTCAGAGAAGCGGGCGAACATATCGCAAACCACACAGCAAAGCGACCTACACAGCTTCGGCACCAGGAGAACCACCGGCAAGACGCACAGGAAATCTCCGTATGCACTGGAATGGCCAGGTAAAGAGTGAAGGCAGTACCGCTGGTGGCGGAGTCCAAATCATTGCAGAGCTGGAAAGCCAAGAGAAGTATGCTGGCTACCTTGAAAACGGAACGAAGAAAATGGCAGCAAGACCATTCGTAGACAAGATCAAGGAGAAGGCAACCCCGGAAATTGAGAAAATTTACAAGGAGCCGTATGGCTAAGGAGGCATGATATATGGCACTGGTAGTAGAACAGCCGATAGCAACCTTCGATTTGAGCGAGATTGCCAGGGGCGATTTGGTCTATGGCAAGCATCGCACATGGCCGGAAGGTAAAGCCGGATTTGTAACATCAGCCACCGAGAAGGAGCTGATCGTCCAGTATCATCCGGGTATCGGCAATGTAACTAATCACTTTCGGATTCCCATTGATGAAGCGGTAGACGCTCAGTGGGAAATCCGATATTCACACGATATGTCGGAGGTCAAGACCTACGGCATCGAAAAGCAGGACACTGAGGAAGGAGCGACAGAGTGAAGCTGGAAGAACTGATTCAGAAAAGGTTCGTCAGTACGGCAGCACTCGCAGAGAGGCTTACAACCTACAACGGTGTGCCTGCTGTTTTTAGTCCGGAAGCACCGGGCGACGAACAGGATGGGTGGGGCGGTGAAACGCAGTACCCTATGGTAACTTACAACTACGACCTGCAGGCAAACGAAGAACGAAACAGTGCCGGTAGTCTTTCGGTATCGATATTCTGTCAGAACACAACAGATGTATTCCCGGAGGACATAGCGCCTATCGTGAAGGAATGCCTGCGTGATGTGATCCTTCTTCCGGAAGGCGGTACGCCGTACTGCTTTACCTGGGCGAGAACGGATGCGTTCACTATGGGCGAGGATGCAGGAAAAGCCGGTGTTGTAATCGGCTGTGAAGTCAGATTTGACATCCTGGAATATCCGTCTATGGAGACGTCCGATCCGGACCCGGTAATGGCGGTTGATAAGTATATCAAGGAGTTGTACCCGGAATGCCTGGTTATGGGATATGACCGGATGGAGGAGATAACCGAAGCCTCAGCGGATCAGCCGGTGGTTTACTGCAGACTGATTTCATCTGAGAAGCAGGAAGAAACGAATACAGTAGCCTGGATGGACGGTAGAATTGCCGTCCATGTTTTATGCCCGGAAAGCACAGTGAGATTGAAGATGGCCGCAGATATTGCCAACCACCTGTCACTCGACGGAGAGGTAATTATGCTGGACCATTCGCCTATGTTCATCAAGAGACTGCAGGTGAATTACAAATCTGACTACTTGAAGGAAGGCCAGGTATTCATCACAGGTCACTATGGATTGCTTAGGTACAAGGCTAAGCCTCACGTGCTTATGGCAGCTCATGGAAATTACAGTTAAGGAGGTAAAGCATGGCTAAGGAAACAGCAACTCCGGCACCTGCTGAAACAAAGGCAGAAAAGAAGCCGGAGAAAAAGGCCCCTGCAGAGTCCGTTTACACAGTAAGCGAGCTTGCAGGCAACGCAAGAAGCGTATTCGGCACAATGCAGGAATGCGTTGTAGCCGCTCTGAAAACTGACGGCAAAGCCGAGTACACAGTATCAGAGGCAAAGGAAATTGTAAGCAAGTTCTTACAGAAGGAGGTTAAGTAGAAATGGCAGGAACATTCATTTTAGGCGAAACTAAGGTGCGTCCTGGTACCTATTTCAACATTCAGAAAAAAGGTGGAAATGCCGCTGCTGGCGTTATGAATGGTGTTACCGCAGTAATCTTCCGTGCAGATTTCGGTCCTCTCAACGAGGCAATCGAGTTATCTGCAGAGGATGGCTACGAAGGAACATTCGGTACCGCACTTACTACGGACGCAATGAAAGAGGCAATCGCCGGTGGCGCAAAGACGATCATCGCCTGCAGAGTCGGTAACGGCGGCACTCAGGGCAGTATCAAGTTGCAGGACAGCGAAAGCACAGATGCAGTAAGCATCACAGCAAAATATCCCGGAGCAAAGGACTTTGTAGTAACAGTCCGTGAAAAGCTCTCAGACAGCACTCTCAAAGAGTGCATTTTTTATGCCGGTACAACAGAGTTTGAGAAGGTGGAATTTGCCGCCGGAACAGACGAAGCTAATGCCCTTGTGGATGCGCTGGCGTCTTCCAAGAATTTCAAGGCAGAGGTTATCAAGTCCGGCACCGTAACATTACAGAACGTGTCTCAGTCCCAGTTTACAAAGGGAACTGATCCACAGGTAACGAATGGGGACTACTCCAATGCGTTTAAGCAGGTAGAGGCGTATGAGTTTAACACGATCTGCGTCGATACCGAGGATACTTCGGTACATCTGCTTCTGCAGAGCTTCATCAATCGTATTTTTGATGCGGCATCCCTTACACAGGCTGTCGTTGCTGAGAAGCACACGGTAGACCTGGAAACAAGGGAAGCACACGCTGCTTCATTCAATGACGAGAAGATGCACTACGTTCTCAATGCCCATGTGAATGAGCAGGGTACGGAGATCGACGGTTATCAGACTGCAGCACGTATTGCCGGTATGATCGGCGCAGTAGCGGCAAACTCTTCACTCACTCATACAGTAGTCAGCGGCTTCTCCGAGATCAAGGAAAAGCTGACAAACACTGAAATGATTGCTGCAGAGAAGAAAGGCTGCCTGGTACTCAGCTATAACAAGGCTAAGCAGGTGTGGATTGATAATGCAATCAATACCCTCATTACGCCGAAGGACAACCAGGACGACGGCTGGAAAAAGATTCGCCGTGTTAAGACTCGTTTCGAGCTTATCAGACGTATCAATACCACCTCTGACAACCTGGTAGGCAAGGTAGACAACGACACCAACGGTCGGGCAACTGTAATTTCTCAGTTGCAGGCAGTCGGTGATGCAATGAGAGAGGAAGGAAAGCTGGTAGCCTGCACAGTAAGCGAGAGTTCTGCTTACACAGCAGACGGAGACTCCGCATGGTTCGACATCGATGTTATCGATAAGGATTCTATGGAGCATATCTACCTCAGCTTTATTTTCCGTTTCAGCACCAATGAGTAGAAGGAGGTAAAAAGCGATGATTAGAAACGAGAGAGCCGCCGGTGATTCAAGACACGCACGTACCGGTAAGGACGGAGCGTTCTACAGCGAGGACGGCGTTTTACTTGCGACCGTTGATACGTTCACTTCCAACGTGAGCTACAACAATGCTAAGTACAGTGTGCTTGGAGATGCGCAGGAACATGAGACAGCCAACACATTTGCTGTCAACCTCACGATGTCTCAGATCGTAGTAGAGGACGACCAGTTCTTTGTAGAGGTCATGGAGGCATTAGAGACTCAGAACCCGCCGCACTGGAACTTCCAGGGTTCACTTCTCGGACGTAATGGTTCTGAGGAGCGTGTAGTTTACAAGGAGTGTATCCCTTCCGGACAGATCGACATTCAGAATGTCACTGTCGGCGATGTTATCAAGAGAAACTGGAACTTCTTTGTCAACAGACCGCCTAAGTTACAGTCATTACTCGGCGTAGACAGATAAGAGGTACCACATAAGAAACCAGTAGGGGAGCCGGAGCGGTTCCCCTTTATTTAATCAAAAAGAATTGGAGGACATTCAAATGGCTAAAGAATTTGTAAAAGGCGTAACAGTAGGCGAGGCAACAGCTGAGGAGAATACTCAGCCTGCAGTAAGCACAGTGGAGACAAACGAAGAGGAAACAAAGCAGGTAATCAGAGCGAATGAGGAGGACTTCATCGCAGGTCTGATTGCGGCTGCAGATTTCGCTTCCGATGAAGAGGAAACACAGAGGATTGAGATTGTCAGAAACGGCAAGCTCGCTTTTGCATTCTCTATCAGACCTCTCGGCTCAGAGGAGTACGACAAGTGCCGTAAGAAATTTACAAAGTATGTTCGTAATAAGCAGCTTGGTATCAAGATGCCGGAGGACACAGACCGTATCAAGTACCAGTCAGCAATCATCCACAAGGCGACTATCGCAGAGGATAGAGAGAAGTTATGGGACAACAAGAAGGTATGGCAGGCGCTTGAAAGCAAAGGATTTCAGATTATGTCCGGCCTGGACGTAATCGAGTACACACTTAAAGCTGGCGAGAAAGACCGCATTATTGATGCGATCGACACCCTCAGCGGCTACGAGAGCAACATTGAGGAAGTAGCAAAAAACTAATTGAAGCGGGGGGCAAGATGTGCTTGCTACATCACATATTCCAAAAGACAGGAATAACCCCCGATGAATTTTACGAGAAACCGAAAGGCGTGCAGGCATTCATGCTTGCGTCTATGCGGATAACCCTAGAATCACAGAAAGGAGGTAATGACGGTGGCGGAAACACTTAGAATCGAAATTCCTATTGAGACGGTTGATAATACAGATCCGGGAGTCTCCAATGCTACGAAGAAATTCGAGAAGATGGAACGAGCGGCCAATAGTGCGAATAGTTCAGCCAAGAAAGCGAGCGACACAGTTTCCAAGTTTGACAAGCAAGCTCAGAAAACCGAGAAGAGCCTAGCAAGCTGGGCGAAAGAAAAGTACGAAGTCCTGCTTGAAGCAAAGGAACGGATCAGTCCGGTACTCTCTACGCTGGGTAATGGGCTAAGGAGTTTTGCAGGGAAAACGTGGAGCGTTACAATGCGAGCGATTGACCTCATAACCTCCCCGGTTCGAGGGATCATAAACCTGTTGAAGAATCCGATCTTCCAAGTCGGAGCGGTCCTTGGAGTCAGTATCGGTCTGAAAGACACGATAGAGACATACAAGGACTTCGAGGCCGCAATGTCACAGGTCCAGGCTATAAGCGGAGCCACCAGCACAGAGCTTGTCAAACTGACGAATAAGGCAAAGGAAATGGGTGCAACCACGAAATTCACAGCCGAAGAGTCAGCGCAGGCGTTTAACTACATGGCAATGGCTGGATGGAAAACCGACGATATGCTGAACGGTATCGAAGGCATTCTCAGCTTGGCGGCAGCTTCCGGAGAAGATTTGGCAACGACATCCGATATTGTTACGGATGCACTTACGGCGTTCAACATGAAAGCCGGTGATGCCGGACATTTCTCAGATGTTTTGGCGGCGGCTGCATCAAATGCGAACACGACAGTCTCCGGAATGGGCGAGACTTTCAAATATGCAGGCTCTATGGCAGGATCGCTCAGTTACTCCATAGAAGATGTTGCCCTTATGACAGGCTTAATGGCGAATACTGGAATTAAGGGGACAATGGCCGGTACGGCACTCAACTCAATATTCACGAGATTATCGACGAACACCAATGGAGCGGCTGATGCTATGAAAGACTTAGGCATCAGCTTTTTTGATTCCAATGGACAGGCCAGGGATTTATCTGATGTGATGGGTGAGTTAAGGACGGCTACGGCAGGTATGACGGCTGAGCAGAAGTCAAACCTGGCAAATACAATCGCAGGAACACAGGCACAGAAAGGTTTGCTTGCTATCTTGAACGCCTCGGAAGAGGACTACAATAAGTTGGCAGATGCCATCAACAATGCAGACGGAGCAGCAGCGAATATGTCTGAAACGATGATGGATAACCTGCAGGGTTCTATCACATTGCTGCAGAGTGCAGTAGACGGAGCGAAAATCTCATTTGGTGAGAGGTTATCTCCATACGTGAGAAGCCTGGCAGATTGGCTTACCGATCAGATGCCAGCGGTTGAATCCGGTCTTGATGAAATGATGGACTGGGTAGATACAAAAGTGGACCGCATGAAGAAGAAATTCCATGACTTAACAGAGTCAGAAGAATGGAAAAACGCAGATTTCCTCGGCAAGGTGAAACTGAGCTGGGATGAATTTATTGCTGATCCGTTCAAGGAGTGGTGGGACACCAAAGGAAAAGCAAAATTTGCTGACTTCGCCGGAGACATCGGAAAAGGTATTGGTAGCGGAATTAAAATCGGCGTTATGACAATGCTCGGTATTGACATCTCGGAAACATTCGACGAGGGAACCAGTATAGGAGCGTCGTTCGCCAAAGGCTTCTCAGAAGGATTTGATTTCGATGCCGTATCTGCGAAGTTGATGGACGGACTCGGTAATTTAGTATCAAATGCGGGCAAACTGCTTCCGGGCGGTAAGTCCGCAGATTTGTCGTCTGTATTCTCGGCGGTATTGCTCGGCAAGATTGCCAGTCCGTTTATCAGCCTTGGCAAGGGAGCAATCAACCTGGGTAAAGCAGGAAAGACAGTATTAGGTTCGGGAACAGGAGAGATGGGACTTGGAGCAGCAATGCTCGGTTCATCTGCAATGGGTACCGGACTTCTCGGAAAGTCGGCAATGCTGGCAATCAACCTCGGGGCAGGAAACCTGGCCGGGGGCGCATCACTAAGCGCAGGAGCTTTATCTGCAGTCGGAATGGGCGCAGGAGCAGGAGCGATTGCCGGTGGTGCAACACTCGTAAGTAGTGCAATGGATTTGTATAAATCTATCAAGTCTGACAATAAGGACGAGAAAGCCGCTTACGGTGGGTCAGCCGCTTGGAAAGCAGGCGGTGTAGCAGCTGGTGCGGCGGCGGGTGCAGCGCTTGGTTCTGTAATTCCTGGTCTTGGTACAGCGGTCGGCGCTTTAATCGGTGCCGGTGTCGGAGGTATCGCAGGATGGATCAAGGGTAATAAGGTCAAAGAAGAGTACCAGGATAATGTCGAAGAAATGCAGAAGGAAGCCGAGAAAGCTCAGAAGATTTTCCAGGCAACCGGTTTGTCAATCGAAGATGTACGATTTCAGAATAAGGCTCTGCAGGATGCTATGAATGATAGCGAGGTTTCTGCAGAGCAGTTTTCAGCTATGTTCCAGGAAGAGTGCGAAAACGTGGCAAAGAATGCTTTTGGAAAGATTAAGTTATCCCTGGAAGAGGTCAAGAGTATTGCGAGTGATATTACATTCGGCGATATGACGGACGGACTGAACACCTTCACAACCGCAACCAATGACACACAGCAGGCACTTAGCGACCTGCAATCATCAGTATCGACCTTGAAAAAGGAAAACTGGAAAGTCAGCTTAGGGATGAAACTGGATGAACTGCAGAAGGACGATTACAAGAGTGCAATCGAAAACTTCATCAGCGATAGCCAGTCCTATATTGACAACAACCATTATGAGGCGACAGTCGCTTTGAAACTGCTCACTGGAACCGACGCAGATACCAGCGGTATCGACAGCTACTATGGCAGCGTGAAGAAACAGCTGGACGATTTGGGAAAAGAACTCAGCGGAAAAGTGGATATTGCCTTAGAGGATAGTATTATCAGTCTTGACGAGTCTGCAGAAATTCAGAGCTTGCAGGATCAGATTTCTGCTATCACAGGAAAGATTTCGCAGGCCAGGACGGATGCGGAATTTGACACATTGAAGATTAAGTATTCCGGCGCAGAGCTGGATATGGATAGTTTCAATGCTTTGCAGGAAGAGCTGCAGACGCAGGTAAGTAATGCGTCGGATCAGTACGAGCAGGCACTTACGCTCACGCTCACAAATCTGAACCTGCAGCTGGCAGACGGAGCTATCACGCAGGAAGAGTACGATGCGGCCGTGAAAGAGGCGACCGATGGCTACTACGCCCAGCTGAATGAGATTAACGCAAGAGTATCTTCGTTCAACTTGGAAACGATTGCCGAGGCGTGGGACTCCTCACTTCAAGGCTATATGCCGGAGATTGAGGGAAGCACGAAGGAGAAGCTGGAAACAGCTTTGAACAATGCGCTGCTGGCACACCCGGACGTACAGACTTGGACTGCAGCTGATGTGGCAAGCTGGATGGGATTAGACAAGCTCAATCTCGATACGGCAGTTCAGACGGACATTGCGACTCAGATTTTACAGACGGCACTTGCGGTACCGGATGGCACCAAAGAGAAGATTATGCAGGATTTCAAAGATTCTGTACCGACTGCAGAGGAAATCAAGGAAGCAATCGATTGGGATTCAATGACCAATGAGGACTGGACGGAACTCATGGAGTCCATCACAGGTCCGACAGAAGGCGAGTCAATCGGCTTGAATACAGAAGATCTGAAAAAGAAGATGTCGGACTACTACGGCGAGTATTTCGAGAGTGTCAAGACGTCCTATTCGGAAGCACTTCACAATGCCCTGGAGAACAGCGGCAGTGAAGAAACACTCAGCACATTTATGCAACAGTATATGCAAGATCAGATGGCCGATTTTGATTTTTCGACGGTCATGGAGAATTACGGTCCTATCTCGAACGAGTATTTCGCTACGTTGCAGTCAGAGTGGCAGACAGCCGGCACAAACCTCGGAACATCTCTTAACACGGGAGCGTCAACGAGTCTTACCAATGGCTCAGCAGGACTGAGGACCAGTCTGCAGACCTCTCTCAATACAGCAACGGCAAGTCCGTTCAGCATCAGTCCAACGGTAAACGTAACACCGAAGTACAACCTGCTGACGCTGCCGACAATTCCAACAACGACATCCACACCGGCGAAACACGCTGCGGGCGGTCGAGTTGGTGGCGGTCCTCAGCTGTCATGGTTGGCAGAGGAAGGTTGGGACGAGTTTGTTATCCCGACAAATCCAAGCCGAAGGACAAGAGCGCTTGAATTGTACGAGCAGGCAGGCGAGGTACTCGGCGTTTCTAAGCACGCAGACGGCGGCCGTATAGAAGGCTCAAATTTGAGTGATATGGTATCAGACCATAATTTATTCACTGAGGCGACAAGAAACGCATCCTATGGCTATAACGAAACCACAGAAGGTAATTATGAGGACAACTCAGCAGAAACATTTGCTCCGGTAAGTTCAGAGGTTCCGGTTTCTACACCACAGACTGGTCCGATCAGTGTAAATGTTGCAGTTAGTCCGAATTTCCAAATTGAGGCGAAGGAAGGTCAGAGTGAGGAAGATATTGTTGCCGTAATCAGAAGGCACTTAGGCGAAATTGCAGACGAACTCGGCGGAAACATCGCCGACAAGTTAAGCGAAGTATTCGCCAATATGCCGGTAACAAGCACGAAAGGAGCGTAGGCAATGGATATTAAACTAATTCCGGTGGAAAAGGGTTCAAAGTTTACGTTCCCGGCTCTACCCGAAAAGGTGCAGGGTAAATATGCAGCCAAGTACCAAAGTTTTGACATCATCTCCCTGGGTACCGTAAAGGTGCCTAAGGGGACGGATGTTTCAGAGTTTTCGTGGGACGGTGTATTTTTTGGAGCATCAAAGAAGAATGAGGCAATCGTCAAGACGAATGCCTGGAAAAGTCCAAATGAGTGTGTAAAAATTCTGAATGACTATATGTTGAATGAGACAGTGCTTACATTGATCGTAACGGAAACGTGGATAAACGTGGATGTTACGATTTCTTCATTTCAGCCGAGACCGGTTGGAGCGTATGGCAATGTCGAGTATTCCATTACGTTTGTTCAGAAGAAACCGCTGAAAATCTACAGTACAAATGAACTGAAAATTGCGGCGTTTGTAAGGAAAACGAAGCCGAGAGCCAGTTCATCATCGAGCGGAGGCAACTATACAGTAGTCTCCGGAGATACGCTGTGGGGCATCGCTTCAAAGAAACTGGGAAGCGGTACCAAGTGGACGACAATTTACGATGCAAACAAGGATACGATAGAGTCCACAGCAAAGAAACACGGAAAGAGCAGTTCAGATCACGGTCACTGGATATGGCCAGGAGAAGTTCTGACAATCCCAGGATAGGAGGCACGCTATGATTGATTTGGCGAAAATCCAGTACCGGGTCGTGGTTATGGACGAAAGTAAGAACCAGTACAACATCAAGGAGTACATCGAAAACCTCGGATGGGAAGAGAACGACGGCGAGTTATCCGTCAGAACCTCATTTGTGGCGAAGAATGATAAGACATCCAAGGGTTACCTGTCGAAGATAATCAAGCCGGGGTGCCTGGTCGGAGTATTCGCAACAGACGGTGCTTCCCAGGACGAGGAAGTAGCACGAGGGTACGTGGAAACGTGGAATCCGGTTGAAAAGAGCGGAGGACATACGCTGAAATGTACCTGCTACGACGAGCTTTACAAGCTACAGAAGAGCCAGGACAACAGATATTTCCCTTCCGGAACCGGCACAAAGTCGGCGATAGAAGGGATTTTTGATGATTGGGAGATACCACAGGGATCATATCAAGGCCCGAATGCTTCACACGGCAAAACGGTGGAGAACAATAAGTATCTGTCAGACATCATCATCAATTTGCTGGACGATGCAGCAAAAAAAGGCGAAGAGCAGTGCTTTGTGCAGGCCAGGAAAGGTAAGACATCCGTTATTCCGAGAGGAAACAATAAGACGGTGTATGTATTCCGGACAGATAACACGCAGATGTTCAGTCAGAGCATAAGCACAGCAGATATGATTACTAGGGTCAAGGTTGTAGGGAAGGCAGACGATGATGGAAGAACCAGTGTTGAAGCCACGGTAAACGGCGAGACAAAGTATGGTATCCGTCAGAGAATTTATACGAGAGGTAAAGATGAAAGCCTTGCGGACGCCAAATCTGCAGCACAGGAAATCTTGGACGACGAAGGAAAAATCAAAAAGGAGATTAAAGTACAGTCTCCGGACGTTCCGTTTGTCCGAAAAGGCGACCTGGTGTATGTAATGAGTGAGCTGGCCCAGTCGTATTACTACGTGAAAGGCATCCAGCACACGGCAGACACCTACAGCATGACAATGGATTTGGAACTTGCAGAGCCAAAGAAAGAAAAGGCAAGCTCCGAGAAAAAGAAAGATTACAATGTGGGCGACATCGTGAATTTCCATGGTGGAACCCATTATGTGAGCAGCTACCCAGGCTCAAAAGGCTATAACGCCAGGGCAGGAAAAGCAAAGATTACGATTAAGAACGGTTCCGGGAAAGCACACCCTTGGCATCTGATCCATACGGACAGTGGAAGCAACGTGTATGGGTGGGTTGACGACGGGACTTTTGATTAAAGGCAGGTGATACAGATGGATCAATTTGACGGACACCCAGGTACAGCGAAACTGGCGCAGGTGTTAGATAAGAGAACCTCGCAGAAAACAGAGTCTCCGCTGACTTTAGATTTTGGAGAAATCCAGGCAAACGGAAGTTTGAAAACGAACACATTCCCGGTGCCGATCCCGAAGGGAGACTACACGATCTGCAGACTGGCTGCAGGATTGACACTTTCAACCTCGGAACAGAGCTGGCTTGGCAAATCGCCGTCGGGCGTTCCTCTTCATAGCCACAGTGTAACGATACCCGCAGTGAAAGCGGGAGATCGAGTGCTGGTTGCCTGGATTCAGAGCGAAGCAGTCGTAATTGATGTGATCGAGAAATCATAAAGGAGGCGAGGCAAATGTCACAGCCACTATTTCCGGTTGTTGAGGTACCGGATTTTATCTCGGAGGACAGCCAGTACGACACTCAGTACAAAAGGAGTATGAAGTGGAACACGGAACTGGGAGACTTCGTGAGAGATGGGGCGCACCGGATTAAGGAATGCGACGGCAAAGAAGCCTTCGCCATTTGGTGTTTTAAGATTGCACAGACAGAGCGGTACCGCTGTTTGGCGTACCCCGATTCAATCGGTACCGAAATGGAGCGTGCCATGGATAACGACGATGAAAAAACTGTTGAGTCCATGGTGGAAAGAACAATCACAGATGCAATTATGGTAAATCCCCGAGCAGAAAATGTCCGGGATTTTCAATTTACCTGGGAAGGCGATCAGATGCACGTAACCTTCAAGGTAAAGGGCAGCAACTGGGATGAAGAAATAGAGATTAGCTTGTAAAGGAGGTGGAGAGTATGCAGCCGAAATTTAACAGACCGGAGTTCCTGGAAGGAAACTCGGCAGAGGAAATTCACGAGCGAATGATGAATAACCTGCCGAACGACATCGACGATATGCCGGGTGGGTTTCCGTATGATATGACGATGCCTGCAGCATTGGAAAAAGACGAAATTATCAATTTCCATATCGTAAGGGCATTGATGATTGCGTTCCCGGAATACGCCTGGGATGAGTGGTTAGACCTTCACGGTCGCCAGGTACATCTCACAAGACACGAAGCGGAACCAGCTTTTGGCTATGTGAAAATCACAGCTGCAGAAGGAACCGAGATTTTATCCGGAACGGTATTCTGTACGGCGGCAACCGAAACCGGCCCGTCGATTGAGTATGCCACCACAAAGGATGCGGTTGTTGGAAGCGAAGGATCAGTGCTTATACCGGTATCAGCGGTTGAAGCAGGCACAGGTTCTAATGTAGCGGCGAATACGGTCGTGCTGATGATGGTACCCGATAAGAATGTGACCGAGATTAACAATCCGGAGCCTATTCGTGGCGGTACTGAAAGAGAGACAGACGATGATTTTTACGACAGGATCGCTGCAGAGTACGACAACAGCATGACATACCTGGGGAACGATACGGACTATAAGAGATGGGCAAAGCAGGCAGGAGCAGGAGATGCGATAGTTATTCCTGTTTGGAATGGTCCCGGCACGGTGAAACTGGTGCTGGTAGACGGAAACGGAAAACCAGCCAATGCGAAGCTAGTGCAGGACGTGTATAACTACATCGTTTCTCCGAATGATAGGTCAGCAAGATTGCTTCCTACCGGAACAGCAGAACTGACTTGTGCGGCAGCCACAACGGTTGCCGTAAATTATGTTATTACAGGACTCAGCTACGATGAAACAACTGGCATTGAGCAAATCAAGGCGGACTTTACGGAAGCTGTGAGAGCGGTCTATGCACAGGCGAAAACCGAAGGAGTTCTGAGGTACAACGACGTAAGACCGTTGATTTCTGCAATCGCAGGAGTCGAGGACTTTGAAACATTCACAATGAATGGGAAAATGCAGAACATCACTCTGAAAAGCGAGGAGTACCCGGACACCGGTACCCTTAATTTTAGTTAGGGGGTGTGAATGTGGAAAAGTTTGATTTAGAGAATTTCCCGGTCAGCGAGAGTGCAAAGAACATGATTGCCTCAGTTTCAGATGGCTTTTACGACAATTCCTATGTCGGAAAGTGGCTGTATGAGGTCATGGGCCAGGAATACGACACGGCAAGAGAAATAGCTGAGGATATTCTAAACCAGCTGTTTCCGGAAACTGCCACATGGGGACTGATGTACCACGAGATTAAGTGGGGACTGCCGGTGCGAGAAAATCTTCCATACGAGGAGAGGCGACAGCTGATTTACCGGAAGAGAGACTATCGGGCGCCGATGACACCGTATCGGATGGAAGGGTACTTAAAAACCGCTACCGGATTTGATGTACGAATTGCAGACATCAACGATCCGGGAGATTATGGTTTTGTGGCGCCACACCCGAATGTGTTCAAAGCATACTTTATGGGCGAAGGGACACTTGCATCAAAGCGAGCGAGAGCTATGCTGAATGAGCTGAAACAGTCACACACGATGTTTACGATGAATGACCGAACCGAGATTGTATCAGACAATCGGAACTTAGAGGAGATGAATCTGAAAAAGATAATCTTCCATATCGCAGAGTCATTTTGGTATAGCGATCTGCTGGATGGAAGAAAACCGCTGGACGGTTCCAGCCTTCTCTATCCGTATATGAGATACAATCTGATGCTTGGTTTTAAGTATATGCTCGGTGGATTTACAACCCCGACAGACGCAGACCTGCAGAAGGTAAAATTCAGAGCAGAACAGAAAACAGAAAATGATGTTAAGGCAGGAGCAATCCGGATCGCCTCGGACATCATTTTTTGGAATACGCACCTACTGGATGGTTCGTGGGATTTGGACGGCTCACATAGGCTTGATGTTACACGAGGCTATCAACTGGGCGTTGCAATCGTTGCAATGGTTGCCTGCGCCTACAACAAGGTCACAGACTCAATGAAAGTAAGAAGTACATACGGCTTACGGTCAAGTTCGGATGCTAGGGCGGCGATCCGTTCGGAGTTTGAGGCTGATTTTTGGAACACTGTCTATTTGGACGGAAAGCTGCTACTCGACGGCAACGCTATGTTGGAGCACAGAGGCGGCAATAAACGACTTGAAGCTGCAGTTACGCATCACATGGGAATCGAAAGAGAAAATATGGATGTGGAGGCACAGGTCATTACCAAAACAAGGAATTACTGGTTTCTTGATGGTAGCAATACGCTGGACGGAAAGAAGAACCTTAATTCAATCTATAGAAAGGAGTATATCCAATGAGTACAGAAAAGAGCAAAAACGTGATGATCACGAAGAAAGCCAGGGAGAACCTGGTTAAGGCACGTGCCGGAGCCATTACGCTTCCGAAGATTATCGGTATGGCGTTTGGCGAAGGCGGTGTAAGCAGTTCCGGCACGGTCATTGCGCCGACGGAATCTCAGTCTAAGCTCAATAAGGAATTGTTCCGCAAAGCCATTGACGGTTACACATTCCCGAATGATACAACCTGCAGATACGAATGTACCCTTGCAGAGAGTGAACTTGCTGGAAAAGAGATCAGCGAGATCGGGTTGTATGACACCAACGGCGACATTGTGTGCATCAAGACCTTTACCAGGAAGGGCAAGGATGATGATGTAGAGCAGACATACGTGCTTGACGACATCTTCTAAGCCAGGAAGGAGGCAAAACGTGAAAGATTACACAGTAAAAAGCGAGACTGCGGTATTCTCTGACACTATGAAGATTACCGAAACGACAGACTCGAACCATGCGAGCAATATCAATGCAGGACCTATGTGTGCATTTGAAAATACTATTGCAAATCGCAGGGACATCACAAAAATTCAAAATGCTAAAGCGCAGCTGGCGTTCGATGAATCGGACGGCGGCTTAAATATTATCATCAAGGAGGGTTAAAAATGTCTGACAATGTAATCAATATTCCGAGAGAATCGACGATGAAAGCTCTCATGGAAATGCAGAAAATGGCTGTGGCAGGTGGTGCAAACCCTGGTGCAGCCGACCTTTGCTATAAGTACATGGTTGCACAGTGTACCAGCAAAGAACAGGTTGACAATCTTTTCATCGAATGGTGGAAATCACAGTACGACGCAAGCAAATTCACAAAGGTAGAAATGCTGGAAAGATGGTTCGGCAGAGTCCTCGAGGACGACAGAGTGCATGGTGTCACATTCCCACTGTTCGCAACCAGCTCTACAGCCATCGGAGAATTAACGGACGACAGCGTTGGCTTGAAATGCGTTCCATCTACTGCAAAGACGCAGGGGCAGGATGACTTTGCACATCTTCCTCAGTTTTGGTGCCTGGAAGTATCTGCAGAGAAGAAAACAGACGGAAGCCACGAGATTTTCTATGTTGAGCATATCGATGATATTAAAGACGTTCGCTCCGGCGAACATCTTTGCTGGGTATTACAGAAAAATACCTACACGAAAGAGTGGGACGAGGACGGATACCGTTACTTAAAAATGAAATGCCACCAGTCAACCGGTTACGAATTATGGCCGGAAGGAAGAGATCGCACCGGTAGAGTTTATGCGTATGCAGCGAGACCTAAGTATTACGCAGGAATCGGCGCAAGTGGAAAAATTACCTGCGGAACCGGCTTGGCTCCGGTAAACTGGACTTCTCATACTGCAGGTGTTACCAAATGGAGAGACAGAGGAACACAGTATAGTGGAGCGAGCGGAAAGACGATCAAGTTCCTTGACCGTATGATGCGTCTTAAATATGCAAGAAAAGGCAACTCCGGAACAATCGAAGGCTGCTCTAGTTATAACTACCAGTACACGGCTGCATATTCTGAGAAAGGCGTTGAAAGAGTCCTTTTGACACCCGAGCAGGCGGCAAATTTATTTGTTGGAAGCAGTGTTCAGATCGGCATTCAGAGTGGCACAGATAGAAATACTGCGAGCAACTATTCCGTCTGCAAAAACAAGCTCATTACTGCAATCAAGGACGTTGAAATCGGCGGTACCACATACTCTGCAGTTTATGTAGATAACGGTGGTACCACATTCGACACAACAGCCGGAAGCACATATTTAAGCACCGATCCTTACTGGTCCGGTTGGAATGATGATGTACTTGGAACTGACGGAAGCAAGTACAATTACACCAACGGAAAAGAGCCGGGTATGCTGCAGAAAATCGAGTTTATGAACGGCTCATATTTAATCATTAGCGATGAATTATGGCAGTGGAGCACCGATGAAAACGGAGACTATAACTTTGACTGCTTTGTTTGCGAAGATCAGTCCAAAGTAAGCGGAACAGCAATTACCGAGGACTACAAAAAGCTGACAGCCTTAACGATGGTCATTCCGAAAGGTACAACAGGAAAGTGGACTTACATCGAAGACACCGCCATTTCAGATGTTGAGTGGCCTCTTGGTATCGACGCAAGCGGTAGCGGCGTCGGCTGTAAGGCTGGCTTCTCCTGCCTTCCCGCCGCGTCCGGGGTCCGCGCCGGTTGGTGCTGGGGCTGCTTGGGCGACGGTGGCGGTGCGGGTCTCGCGTGCCGTACCTCGAGCGCTTCCGTCGGCGATGCGTACTGGGGCGGCTCTGTCGGTTCACCTGGACTGGCTGGGTAAAGCAGGGTGAATTGCCTGTAAGGCAAGAGGGGCGGCAGGCCCCACTAAGATATTAACTGTTGCAAGAGTTAATAAAATGGGTTGTATGGTGTGACAGAGGCTGGCTTCAACTGCAATCCCGCCGCGTCCGGGGTCCGCGCCGGTTGGTGCTGGGGCAACTTGAACAACGGTGGCAATGCGGGTCTCGCGTGCCGTAACTCGAACAATTCCGTCGGCGATGCGAACTGGAACGGCTCTGTCGGTTCAACTGGTTAGAGAGTATATCATTCATTGCACCATACAGCACACGCTTATGTGCGAAAATTATTTGAAACCAGCGGCGGCTAGTAGCGAAAGCGAACGTCGCCGGTAATAACCAGATGATATACACGAAAGGAAAGCAATTATGAAAACATACTGCAAACCTGCGAAGGTAGATGTAGAAAACACAGAATTTAATATACCTGCAGTTCGCAAGGCATTTGATGGGAAGTACAAAAGAAGAGATTTTCAGAGATTGCTTCTGAACACAGGCATGGTGACCGAACAGGAACTTGCACAAGAGTTCCTTGACGGTACAAAGCAAAAAATATACACAGCTACGGATGCAATAGCAGAAGAATTAACACAGCGCATCAGAAGCAGAGACTTGAAATTGCGTCCAATTCGCCAGTTCCAGCGAGAAGATGGATTGACTCACAAGCTCAGAAATATATGCCAGGAATATCCGGATCAGCAGATAATGGAATACATAGCGGTTTACTCATTAGAGGAATTGTTTCATGCGAAGTTACTGCCGATTCAATACGGAAGCATTCCAGGAAGAGGGCAGCTGGCAGGCAAACGAAAAATCGAAAGGATTTTAAGGCGTAAGTTTACCGGAAGGCTGGATGTGGTCAAGTGTGATATTCACAAGGCATATCCGTCCGTAACGGTAGAGTGTGTTATGAACTTGCTAAAAAGAGATATTGGCAAGAATAAAGTTTTAATTTGGTACCTGGGTGCTCTTATGGAAAATTACCCAGGAGAGCATCTTTGTATAGGCGGGTATCTTCCGTCGTGGCTCTTTAACTATGTTATGAGCTATGTTTTGAGATACCTGTTGAGCCTGAGTCAGTCAAGAAGAGGGGTACAGACCAAAATGGTAAAAGCTATCGTTTGCTATGCAGACGATTTTACAGTTTATGGCTACTTCTCACAGCTGACGAAAGCGCTCAAAAAAGCTACGAGATGGAGTAAATCAACGCTGGGATTGGACGTAAAGCCGGCCTGGCAGATATACCACATTTCATCATTCGAGGAAGAGAAAGAATTTCACAGAATGAGACAAGGCGGAAGTCATAAAAGGACGCAGGGCGTAGATATGATGGGGTTCGTTGTACGAAGAACGTACACCATTATCAGAAGCAGGGTGTTTAAGCGTATTCGGAGACAGTTTTTGAGAGCTGCCGCCGATTTGGAACGCTTAGGATATATCCCCTGGTGGCGAGCCTGCAGAATTATGGCGTACAAAGGGTGGATAAAGTACAGCAACAGCCAGGGTTGCTCCATTAAGTACAATATGCAGAATTTATTTAAGATTGCCGCGCAAAGCGTATCACGCTACGGCAGAAAGGAGTATGTCAAGTATGAACAAAGAATGTTACTCATTGCAGCCGCCTAAGATCGAGGTGTTTCCTGTTCACGGCGGTACGGACATCATTCTGAGAAAGAACATCAAGAAAACCACCAAGGAGCCTATGGAAGAGGGCGGAGAGTCAACTACCGTTTATGAGTGCGACGAGGTGCAGATCAGACACAAGGGCACAGTTACCAAAACAGAGGTGAATAACAACTTCGAGTATTGGTGGACCATCGGAGAAGGCGGTACCGAGGAAGATGCCGCCGACAAAGAGGCGGAAGCAGCCGGTGAGCCTACCATCATCGAGCGTTTGGAGGCCGTAGAGTCTGCAATTATTGAGTTGGCGGAGGTGATCGTAAATGGCTAAATTTTACTACACGCAGATTAAGCTCGGAAATATGACTATCGACGAGGTGCCGACCAGGTGGAGAGTGTCCGTTGATAAGCTGTTAAAGGCAGAGTAAGACGAAGGGCAGGTATGTATGCAGCATAAAAGAACCCCATACGCCGAGTTTTACGACTACGGCAGATTGGAAAAAGCGGCACACGACCTGCACTGGGAAGAGACAGAGGAAAATGAAATCCTTCTAATCAACCTGCATAATCAGTTGGTATGGCATCTGTACCGGTTCGACGAGGACCCACGTGCGGATGCCATTCTTTATGCAGTAATAGAGGCCATTTTGGGTGAAAAGGCGGCAGATATTACAGACATTCCGTATGAACTGCGGTGTGTTTGGGAAGGAGGTAAGAGAGCCAATGTCTTTGAATGAAATTCTTGCAAGCGGAGGAGCATTACTACTCTTCTTGACGATCGTACAGATTGTACCGATCAAAGTAAATCCATGGTCTGCATTTGGAAAGGCTATCGGAAAGGGCATGAGAGCCATCGGAAAATCCATGAACAAAGATGTCATGGATAAACTGGAATCAGTGCAGGAAGAGTTGAAGGACCTGGGAGAAAAACACAATAAGCTCGAAAAACGAATGGACAAGGATGATACGGACGAGTGCCGAACAAAAATCCTACGATTTGCAGACGAGCTGAGAAGGGATGTTAAACATTCCGAAGAGTTTTTCAATCAGATTTTAGCGGATATTTCGCACTATAAGAATTACTGCAGAACGCATCCGGATTATCAGAACGACAAGGCGGTTAACGCCATTGCCAAAATCGAAAATGTGTATCAGAAGTGCATGGAAGAAAATTCATTTTTATAACAGGAGGTAAGGAACAATGAAAAAAATTGACTGGGTGAGAAAACTCACAAGCAGAAAGTTATGGACAGCAGTAGCGTCTTTTGTATCTATGATGATCGTAGCAACTGGCGGAGCTGAGAATACAGCAACACAGGTAACGGCACTTATTATGGCCGGTGCATCCGTTGTAGCGTACATCATCGGAGAAGGCTTGACGGATTCAGCAAATCTTGATTCCGGAAGCGAGGACGAGGAGTAGTCCGGGAACATATTGTAAGCACAGGGCGGTCTTAGGACTGCCCTATTTTGTTAGGAGGAATGACTATGAGTTTAATAGTTGGAAGCGCAAGAATTGACGAAAACGGTCACGTGCAGGGAGGAAAACCGGGAGATCAGACAGGCAAAGAGGTGTCTACCCAGGCGCACTACGTCCATACAAAAGGCTGGTATTGTCTCAGACCGAAGAGCGTTGCGGTGGCAAATGCTATTGCCGAAGCGATGCTGCAGGCTTGCCGAAATGACAACATTGGTTACTGCCAGGGACACAGAAGCGGAGTTGTGGAGCAGTTGAGAAAAGCAGGGAAACTTTCCAAGATTTCAGCCAAGACGGAAGCAGACTGCAGTTCACTTGTAAGAGCGTGCTGCATCCAGGCAGGTTTTGACCCTGGAAACTTCAACACATCATCCGAAGTTTCAGCCCTCAGAGCGACAGGGAAGTTTATGGATAAGATTGCAGTAACTTCCAAGACGGAGCTGTTCAACGGCGATGTGCTTGTAACAAAGACTAAGGGACACACGGTAGTAGTCGTTTCCGGAAATCCGAGACGAAGCACCAGCTACTACCCTAAGTATAGCGGGGCATCGGATTCTATCATTACCGCACTTGCTGCCGTAGGAGAGAAAGATACTTCCAAAGCACACCGTGCGAAGATTGCGGCGGCGAACGGTATTACGAACTACGCATATACGGCAGCTCAGAATCTCAAAATGGTTAATCTGCTCAAAAACGGTAAGTTAATCAAAGCGTAGGTACTGAAAGAGGTATAGCACAATGGGGTGGCTGAAAAGCTGCCCCTTATTTTGATTTAAGGAGGAGTTTCTATGGAAAAACTATTTGGTATTGATATTTCACATTGGCAGGGAGATTTTAACATCGAGCAGGCCAGGAACGAAAGAGGAGTAAAATTTGTGATCGTCAAAGCTGCAGGGGCAGATGCCGGAAAGTATAAGGACAGCAAATTTGAAAATTATTATGCACAGTGTAAGGCTATCGGAATGCCGGTAGGAGCGTATTATTACGGTAATGCAAAGTCGGTTGCGGAAGCAGAGGCAGAGGCAGAACATTTCCTGTCAATAATTGCAGGAAAACAGTTCGAGTTCCCGATATACTATGACGTCGAGGGTGATATGCTGAACAACGACAGAGGAACACTCACAGACATTGTGATTGCGTTCTGCGACAAATGCGAAAAGGCCGGCTATTTTGTAGGCGTCTACACATCAGATTCGCATTTTTCGTCTCACGTAGACGATTCGAGACTGCAGAGGTTTACTCATTGGGTAGCGAAGTATTCGAGCAATGAGCCTTCAACGGATCACGATATATGGCAGTATGGAGGCGGTCAGAACTTTATTGCGGATAAGACAATCTGTGGAATAACAGTGGACCAGGATTTCTGCTATCGTGATTTTGAAGCAGAGATTAAAAACGCTGGACTTAATGGATTTTTTACGGACAGCGGAAATGCAGATCCGGAGGAACCGGCACCAGCAGAACCGGAAGGAAGTACGCTTGACCTGGTGTATAGAACCATGAAGGACGAGTTTGGAAGCGGGCAGGAGAGAAAGGACGCACTTGGCAGTAGATGGCAGGAAGTCCAGGATGTTATCAATCACATTCACAATGCGTCTACGCAGGAGCTTGTGGATGAAGTATGGGCCGATAAGTACGGCGGCGGTGAAGTGAGAAGAACAGTTCTCGGCGATAGATGGCAAGAGGTCCAGGATGCTATAAATGCTGGAAACAAAAAGTATTACACAATCGAGAACGGTGATACACTTTCCGGAATTGCCAAGAAATTCGGAACATCAGTTGAGGCACTGGCGAACCTCAATGGCATCGAGAATCCGGACCTTATCATCGCAGGAGATACGCTCAGAGTAAAATAACAGGAGGAATGGTGACGTGAAGAATTACATCGGCGTAAAAATTGTAAAAGCTGAACCGAGGGAGAAAAACGGTGTACCTGGATACGCTGTTAAATATCCGGACGGCTATGTAAGTTGGAGTCCGAAGGAAACCTTTGAAAAGGCGTACCGGGAGTTAGACTGCAAGGACTTCATCAATTCAGAAGGTTAAGCGTAAGGGCCTATGATCCGTAAGGGTTGTAGGCTCTTTTTTTATTGCAGAAAAACGGAACAAGACTGCAGGTAAAATCAATATACAAAATAACCAAAATAAGACCGGGAAAATTGACGAAATGTGCCTGAGACACGATAGGAGATTTTAGTACCTATCCTATGCCTAAAGACTAAAAGCCGGTATTGAAGCGTATACGAAGTCTAAGACATATATGCTTTAGGAGATGGATTTATCCACATTATCCACACGCATTTGTGGATAATGTACGCTTTTGAGAGTACGCAAATGAGCATATATTATTTTATTATCTAATATCTATTATCTATTCTCTAATATCTCGTAAAGAATCCTTGTAGAAATCACATAAGAAATCTTGTAAGAAATCTTACAATGCACCAAGCAGCCGTGCGGGTTTATGGACCTTGCATATAAAAGTGCTGCACAATGCACCGACCAAGTATGCGAACAAAAAGAAATGCAGGATGGCTCGTGAGTGCGAAAATAATTCTGCAAAAACTCGAAATGTAGAAGTAAATCTATTGACAAATACGCAAATGCGAAGTATAATATAACCATAATCAAACAAAACATTTGATTAAATCCGAAGGAAGGAGGAGGAATTACCAGTTGGGTAAGAAAGGTAAGAAGCAAAAGACTTTCCAAAAGGAAAAGGAACTGCTTGAAATCGAGAACCTTAAATTACAGAAGAGAGAAAAGCTCGCCAGCATCATCTCCGCCATAGTAATCATGATCGTATCAGTGATTACGGCAATTCTGAAATGGTTAGGTTTAATCGATTAACAGTTCCTCGGTGATTGAGAGGGCAGTAACATCGCCCCTCAATTACTGAGTCTATCATAAAGGAGGCTGATTTGGCAATGAAAAAATTGAGACAGCTTTTACAGTCGGTGCTGTTTATTAACTTTATGGTCGGCATTTACGACGGTATGAAAGCGAAGAATTTGGTAGCGATTTTAATAAATGGAGTAGTGGTACTGGCACTGATCGCCGGAGAAAAGGAAGAGAGGTAAACGATATGAAGTGGGACGTGAAACACGATAGAGCAAAGAAGGTATTAAATCATTTCCTGGATAATGCAGGGTACTGGACGGAAGTTGAGAATCTGACAGACGGACTGACAGAGGAAGAAATCCAGGAGGTCAACGCAGAGGTGGCAACGATGATTCAGAGCATCACAAAGAGATACAAGCTGGACGTTATGCTTCCTGCAGAACTGGTCGTAGAGGAAAAGCCACAGGAAGAAGTGAAGGCAGAAGAGCAGGCGGTTGAAGCACCTGCAGAGGAAGAACCGGTTGCGAAGCCGAAGAGACGTGGCAGAAAGAAGAAAGAGGAGGTTGCATAGCATGGCATACGAGAGAAAGACAATCGACACATGGGAGCTGCAGCTGAATTATGGGTACGGCTGGGAGTACACATTAACAGAGTTCACAAGAAAAGAGGCAAGAGCGAGACTGAAAGAGTACAGAGAGAATCAACCTCAGTACCCGGCAAGACTTGTTAAGAAGAGAGTGAGAAAGGAGGAGGTTGCATGAGTTCAACAGCAAAGCTGACAGCAGAGCAGATTGAGAACCTGGCAAAGGAAATCAGAGAGTTTCTGTTGGAGCATGGGTTATGGCAGGACGTAGACATCTATTTCAACGGAAAGCGGTTCACACAGCATGATCCGGTAACCGGAAAGTATTACTACAACGACAGAGAGCATCTGATCGAGGAAGAGGACCAGGACCCAAGAACGTATTTCGAGTACGTGAATCCGGACCATATCCTCAGCATGAGCTTTGAAGGTCCGGTATGTGAGATGCTGTATTACGGCATCCTTCCTTCGGTAAGAAGAGAGTTTGACAAGATTTTCGAGAGATACGGTTTGTATTACGAGTTCGGGCATCACTGGAATTTCAGCTGCTATTACATTTGAGAAAGGAGCAGGCACGATGAATATTGGCGTGGAAGTATTAAAGGAAAGCGTAATCAGAGTGCAGTCACAGTTAAACGACTGGATGGACTGCGTGTTTATTGTAAGCAAAGATGATGAAGAGAAGGCGAGAGAGGTATTAGAGAAAGCCTGGGACAGTTTTTGGGAAGATGGAGACGGTTGGTGCTACGGTAATTACCTGGAAGATAAGCTGGTAAATGCCGGTATTGCATTCGATGCGTACTACGCAGATGCGGAGGAATGAGGATATGGAAGAATACAAGGACATATCGAGAGGCTTGAAAATGCTTCTCGACAAGGCAGAAGAAATGGGGTGGAACTGGGAAACCTACATTGAGCCGGGCAGTAGAAGAACCTATGTTGAAATCGCGCAGTCGTCACCTGCAGGCGAAGATTTCTCTATGACGATTGATTTCGATGAAGAGAACCAGGCAGATAGTTTCAAAGACAACTTGGAATCCTGCTACGAAGATTTCGACATCGACGAGCATATCGAAATGTGGATAGAAGCCAAGAGAAGCGGAACGAGTGGAGTTCCTTCCACAAGGGAGCTTGTAAAGGATGCAGAAGCCATTGACGGTATGATATTGGAACTGTCGCAGGCCTTGCAGAAAGTAAACATCCCGGTACTGGTTGGCAGTTACACACCGCCGGACGAAAATGGAGAAGGCGAAAAGATTGTTCGTGAGTTCTACGGACAGGGACATATCTTCAAAGACGAAGATGCGTTTTACCACAGACCGGATGATCCGTGTTACATCCCGGAATTATCCGATACGGTGTACACGAGAAACAGCATCCTGCAGGAGTGCAACCAGCAGGACGATTTGGCAGAGGAAGTTTTTGAGACATTGGACTGGCAGCACGTGAGCAGTCTCTTGGAAGATTGGTTCAGAAATGGAGAATTAGATACCTGCAAAGAATGCGGGAAGATGTTTAACTGCTACGGAGTAACGAAGTGCCCGTACTGCGGAGCAGATTATAAGGGAGGTGATGATTGATGGCTTACACATGGGCCGGAATGAGAAAATTGACATGGAAGGAAGTCAAGGAGCTTCACAAGAAGGGCAAGCTGGCCGGATATTACAAATTGTACGAGGATGGAACGGAGGCGGTGATCGACAGTAATTACGATTTTATCGACGACGTCCTGGAACACCAGGAAAGAGGCGGTGAGTTCGGAGAAGAGATTGACACGGTAGACTTGGAAATGGCAGACGGCAAGAAAATAACAGCACCGGCGGTCGTGGACGTATCGGCACTCGGATGTATGGACGAGCTGGAATATGAGCTGTGGCACGTGATCGAGGACTACATGGTTCAGTTCGGTATCAGAACACAGGACGACGAGCCGGACTGGGCGACAGTCAAGGCGGTGCAGGATTGTATCTTAAATCAGTTTATAGGCGCAGGAGTCAATTTTAAGTTATTTGATGATGAAACACAGGCTGAGATAAATAAAAGGTTCAGAGAGAAGGAGAATGAGGCAAATGGCAAATAAGAAAAACGAGAAGCTGGAAGTTGTGAAGGTAGCATTGGAAATTGTACTTACCCAGGAAGATATTGACGACATTATGTGCGGAGCATTGGAAGGAGGCATAAATTACTGGTGCGACGAGGCGAAGGTGATGGGCGGCTACCTCGGAGAGTACGGAAGTGAACAGATTGCAAGAGGCGGTAAGCTGAGACTGCATCTGCCGGAGCCGTTCGACAAAGACGATACGGAGTATTATGAGCTGGACTTAGAGAAGTTTAAGAAGGGAGTTGAACTGTGGGCGATAACACCGGTCGGCTGCAACTGCCTGGAACAGATCGACGGAAAGATCCGATTCGATACCTGCAATGCGGACGCAATCGTGTGTGATGCGATTATCCAGTATGCGCTATTCGGTGATGTGATTTTCGGTTAGGAGGCGAGATTATGGCAGCACTTGCGGTATTAGCATTCCTGGTATTTGTAGGACTGGGAAACAGAAAGTAGGTTAGAGCAATGAGCAAAGGGATTGTAACAGATTATCCGGAGATTTGCTTTATCTGCGGCAGACCATCAGAGGCCGAGCATCATTTGGTGTTCGGCACTGCTGGCAGAGAACTGAGCGAAAAGGATGGATTGAAAGTGCCGGTGTGCAATGATTGTCACAACATGGGAGACATCCTCCGCAGAATACACGGAAACCCGATGGCAGAGAGGATGTCAAAGATAATCGGACAGCTGGCCTGGGAAAAAGAATACGCCCTGCAGAAGGCAGATGAATTTGCAAGGATTATCGATGAAGGCAGGGAGGAAGGCGAAGTAAAACAGATTATCCATAAGGGAGGTAGAGAAACCTTCCGGAAGAGATATGGATGTTCGTATCTGTAGGAAGGAGAAACTAATGGAGTACATGAGAACACAGGCAAGTATAGAGAAGTTTGTCATTATCACAATGAGAGATGGGAGAAAGAAATATGTTGGCCGAAGGTACAGCTTCAAGATGGACTACGGATACACGGTAAAGATAAACGAGGCAATGATGTTCGACACGGAGAAACTTGCTGAAAGAAAGATGGAGGAACTGAGAATCAAAGGACAGATAGGGAAAGTAGTTAAGAGCTATAAGCTGAAAGAAATTTTTTGATAGGAGGAGACGAATGATATACACAGTATTTCCAAAGGAAGAAGGAGAAATGCCGCAGGATTTTCCGACATACTCGGATGCACAAGAGTATGGAGATGAAGAATTTGGAAGAGGCAACTATACGATTGAATCAACCACAGGAGAGTGCATATAGGCGAAAGGAGTAATTATGACATTCAGAGAAAATGCGGCGGTATTGGAAGAGTACCTGCATAATATCCGGAACATCGAAGAGACACCGCCTGGTCCTATGGAACTGGAAGCATTGGATGCGACAATAGAGGTTATGAAAGCCGCAGTCGAGAATGTGGAGTACGGAGCATTTGCCTGGGACAAGCAGAGAGGCATGTTCGTTCAGATTGGCAGACCGGTACCAGTAAAGCAGTTGTGTTTGAACCGGTACCAGGAAAGAGTAAAAAACGGAGAGATTCCAAGCTGGATTGATCCGGAGAAGTTTAAGATTTTGAAAAGAACGGTCGTTGAGATAGCAGGCGACTGGAAGGAGGCAAAAAGTGAAAAAGATAATTAGACTATTTGTATTGGCTGGATGCTGGGAATGCCCGGACGATATTGGAGTAACCGTGGTAGCAATTTCCAGTGATGAGAAACAGCTGATTGATAGACTGGATCAGATAGCAGACACCCAGGCAAAGGAGTACGTGAGCATTGAAGGTAGCATTCTGATGGAAGAGCATACAGACACTAGGTACGAAATCAGCGGAGGTATCAGCGGCAATGCAAGGTTCTACATCACGGAAGAGCCTGCAGTAATCAACGAGGCACTTATGGGCGAGATCAGCAGAGCAATGAGTAAGAATGACAGAACAGAGGATGTAAAGAATTATCTGCAGGGGTTGCTTGAAAACGGAAACCTGGATGAAGAAAAATACGAGGAGATGGCAGACAACGAAGAGTTCCTGCAGAAGGCGGTCGAATTATTCGATAAGATGGAGGACTGCAACACGCCGTTCAACACAACGATGGAGTTGGCAGTAGACGAAGCAAGGAAGGAGATGGCAATATGAAGAATACATTAGGAGACTTGAATAACCACCTGTTCGCTCAGCTGGAAAAGCTGGGCGACGATGATTTGACAGGAGAAGAGTTGGAAAGCGAGTTGAAGAGAACGGATGCGATATGCGACATCAGCGAGCAGATCATCAAAAACGGAGAGCTGCAGTACAAGGCTATGAAGCACATGGACGAGTACGGGTACGAGAGACAGAAGGCGGTTCCGGAAATGCTTGAAGTTCATGCGGGGGGGGCAATCGTAAATGAGAGGTTGGCCCGAAGAGGTTGTAACCTGGTTGCGTGAAAATGTACCGGGACGGACCAGCAAGGAAGTGGCAGAGATCATCAACCAGCAGGGGTACGACAGGAAGTATGGAATGACGTTCACAGAATCGATGATAAAAGGTGCGAAGAACCGGTACGGCATCAAAAGTGGAACACCTTCCGGAACAAAGAAAGGGAGTTCTTTCAAATATCCGGAAGGCATGGAAGAATATGTGCGAAGCGTCGCACAAGGAAGAAAGACGGAAGAGATAGAAGAAATGGTATCTCTTCATTTCGGAATAGAGTTCTCTGCCAGTCAGTGCAGGGCATATAAGAAGAACCACGACATTGTAAGCGGAGTTGATTGCAGGTTTCGACCGGGCCAGGAACCACCGAATAAAGGAAAGCCTATGTCACATGAGCAGTACAAAAAGTGCAAGGCGACGATGTTCAAAAAGGGGCAGATCCCCAAGAATCACATGGAAGTAGGCGAGTACACGCACACGACAGACGGCTATCTGATCCGGAAGGTGCAGGAGAAAGGGACCCAGCGGGAGAGATTTGAATTTGTTCACAGAGCCGTATGGGAAGAACACAACGGACCTATTCCGGCAGGCAAGATGGTATCGTTCCTCGATGGAGACAAGGACAACTGCAACATAGAGAACCTGGTACTGATAGACAAAGAAGAAAACCTGGAAATGAACAGGAGTCGGTTAAGGTTCGCTGATCCGGAAAGAACAAAGACCGGCGTGCTGGTTGCAAAGGCAAGAGTAACAGTCAGACAGAAGAAAAGGAGAAAATAGATGGAGATTAAAGCGGCGAATGCAGAGGAGACGATCCGCTGCATCCTGGACGAAGAGAAAATGACCCAGCAGGATTTAGCGGACAGAATGGGGATTACGAGACAGAACATCAGCCAGTCTCTCAACCGAAACGCTAAGAGCATGAGATACGATAGCTTCTCAAAAATGGTAACAGCTCTAGGTTACGAGATTGTTGTAAAAAAACTTTAATAAAATACGCATATTAGAAGTAAACCTATTGACAAATACGCAGTTGCGAAGTATAATATATACATAATCAAACAACAAATAAAACACACGGAGGTAGTGATTATGTATAACAGAGAAGATTATAGAGAAGCACTGGAAGAAAGAGAGAAATGCGACCTGTATTCAGATGAATGGAGATTTTGCCAGGCAAAAGTTCAGAGCATTGCAACAGCTATGGTAGCTGCAGGAAATAACTGGATGGTGGGTGAAATCATCGACGAGCTTTACAGTCTGAGTGACTGCGGTTGCAAACTCACCGACGAGGCAGTTCGATTTGACCTTTGGATTCTTGAAAGCAACGGCCTCGAAGAGAAGGCTGAGGAAATGAAAAAAATGTTCTAGGTAAATTTTTTTACCTGCACAGCTCGCAAATGAGTGTTTCACGTGAAACACAGTTCGCAAATTTGAAAGGACCGTATTTGTATGAAGGAAGTATTGAAGAAGTTAAGAACTTTAGAGGCTGAAATGGAAGAAGCCGAGAACCAGTCAGAGTATTGGATGGAAGAAGAACACCTGGATATGGAAAAGTCAAACAGCTACGAGGCTGAGGCAGACAGATTGTACCAGGAAGTGTATAAGATGCACAACCAGGTGGCAGATTTCATCGTAAGCCTCACTTCCGGTCAGATTGACAAGGTAATGGCAATGACAATGATGCGTCAGAGAAGAGAAGATGTCGAGAGAATCTTGGAAGCAGCATAGGAGGTGAGCAGATATGATGAAGGCAGAATTTGAGGCAATGGCCGGTAAATCAGTTACAGATGAAGAATACAAGGTTATCGAGGCAGTTTACACCTGGCATCCGGCAATCAATGACACGACCGGTAAGGATCAGATGAAAACTCTTTATACGCAGTTTGGATTTGGCGTAATTAGAGGGATGCTCCCGGTAGCAGAGAAAATGGAAAAGCTGGACGGAGAGAGAAGAGAGCTGCTGGCTCAGTTGGACACAATAAAAATAAGAGAAGGACTTCTTGCTGTTGGTGATATGGAACTTGAGGAGACGATAGAAAAAGTCAACGAGCTATATATGAAAGCCAACACGGAGGAGGAGTTCGAGCAGATGATGAAAAGCCTTGACGTAAGAAATGAGATAAAAAGCATAGCAAGAAAAGTGATCGGGTGTTAGGAGGTGAGCAGGTGTACGACTACGACGGCGATATGGGTTATTTTCAGAGACAGCTCGAAAGAGCAGGGATCGGCCAGGAAGAGGTTGATATGAATAACTACGCAGGACTGACAGCAAGAGAGTTGCAGAGTATTGTTGACGGTGCAATTAAGACAAAGCGGATCAGAGAAGCAAAGAAGGAGGCGTAAGGCTATGGCATTATTAGAGGTTAAGACCGAATGGGCGGTGTATAAGGATTGCTTCCTGCAAGTGGCAAGATACCAGGCAGACAACAGCAGGGCAATCGAGATTT